GCAGCTCGTCGGTGATGATCGACAACTCCTTGGCCGGATTGATGGCCACGCGGTAGAGGTCAATTACCACTTCACGGTTGCCATCGGCGGTGTTGAGACCCTCGAAGCGAATCCAGCGCTCGGGCAATGGCTGGGTGAACATCGCCGTGACGTTGGCCGCACCATAGGCGTAGTCCAGGATGAATGGCTCGGTGTAGGGGCCGCCGCTGGTCGCATCCAGAATCACGACTGAACCGTGTTTCGGGTTGACGCTGTACTGGGCGGTCGGCAGCGTTTTAGGCGTGGCATCCGAGTCCTGGATCTGCACAGCAGACACGTTCTGAAATGCCGTTGGATACAGGCTGCCGGGCGTGACCGGATTGGGAAGAATCTCGCCGGTTACTGTGCCGGGCGTCACCGTGGTCGTGGTGCCGTACAGCGCCAGTTCCAGATTGATGGCGATCAGCTCTTCCAGCGTGCAGGCAAATTCGCCTTTCTTGGTCTTGATGAGCTGCAGGTCGGTCAGGCGCTGACCCGACTGGGCCTCCTGGTGCTCGATGGTGTCCACCGACAGCGATACCTTGAGTTCGGGCACGTTACCGACGAAGGTCAGGCCTGCAGGGTTGCCGTTGATGTCACGGCTGCCGACGAACACGCGGCCTTGTCCAGAAAAGTAAGCCATGGTCAGTCTCCTTTGGTGAGTGGGGTGCCGGGTGTGGCGAGGTCGCGGCGGGCGGGCTTGGCGTCGCTTACGCCTTCGACTTGTTTGGCGATGCCTTGCGCGATCAACCAGTGGGCGCTGGCCTCCGGCAGTTCAAGGCGGTCACCCGCAATGCGGCGTTTGCCCGCGTGGGTGTGGGATTTCAGTAGTTCAATGGTCATGGGTTCATCCTGTTTTGGTGAGATCAATGGCGTGGGTTCGGTAGCGGACTTCGTAGCGGGCGGGCAACGCGATGGCCCCGGCATCGGCATCCTCGGCGTCCCACTCGCAGTCGATCTCTCGTACCGCAATGGCAAGTCCGCCCAGATTGGGATCGGCGAGCAGTGCGGCGTGAGCGACGACCAGCGTCCGATCTGCTTGATCGAAACCGTCGTCACCGCGTGCGATGACGGTCAGACGCAGGATCAGAATCCGGTCGACGAGGTTGTTGGCGTGCGCGGTGATGCTGTCGCCCTCGGCAAACATCAGGAGCGCCGGACTGGCTTCGCGCGTGACTGGCACGGTCGGATACCGCAGCACCGGGACTGGCGCGACGGCAACCGACAGGCGTGCCAACACCTCCCGCAAGAGGCGCTCGCGGATTGAGTTCATTCCGAGGGCTCCTAAAGCAGCGAGAGATCAGCGCGTCGTTCGGAGCCGTCACCGATTGCGCGCACATCACGCACCCGATAGAAAGCGCCGCCGATGGTCACCGTGTGGCCAGCCGCGAGATTGGGCAGTCCGGATAGTGGGAAGCGCATCGAGTAATCTGCAGAGAGCGCAAAACCGTCGAGGACCGTTTCGTCAGGCGAACGGAAGTCCACCGCGACGATCTGCCCACCCACTTCAGCGTCCACCAGCAGGCCTGCACTTGCAGCGGCTGCGTACATATCCTCGACGCGCACCATCAAACAGTGACCTTCACCAGCACCGCCGGACGATGGCACATCGGCAGCGGGTTGGATTGGGTGTGAATGTCGGTGCCGCGCTCGAACTTGCGCGGTTCCTGCTTGGCGTAAAGCGGCTGGCCCAGCGTATTTGCCGTCTCATTGAAATCCGCAGGCGAGAAATACGTGGCGAACGTGTCCACCGTGCCCAAGGGAAAAGCGTGCCCCTCACCGGCTTCAATGAACCGATGGATGTTGTCGTCGCCATCGCTGGCCTCGCCGGAATACTCCTCGAAGGTAATGCCTGCAAAGGTGAAGCCGGAACGCATGTCCGAGCGCAGCGCGAAGCTGTCCTGCCAACGGTCGTAGGCGGCGACCACCTTCTCGTGGCTGGTGAAGGCGTCGAAGAATTCCTCGGAGACCAGACAGTGAACACCGCTCATGCGCTCGCCCTTGAGGTTCTTCTCCAGGTAGCGCTTGAGATCAAGGCACTTCTTCTTGATGTCCGTGCCTGCTGCGCCCAACTGGAAATTGACCACCTTCGGCGTGATGTCGAACAGGTCAAAGAGGTTGTACAGCTCCGACCCGTCGGCATCGAGGATGATGCCTTTAAGCGCGCCCATGCGCAGGTGCTCCAGCGTGATGGCGTGCTTGTTGCGCATCGTTTGCAGGTGCTCGGCCATCACGGAAGCGACGGTCTGCAATTCCGATTCAGAACCGAATGCCCGGATGCCCTGGACTTCCTCGGGCAGCACCACATCGTCGTGCGGAATGTGAGGGATGGCGAACGAGCGCAGCTTGCGCTTGCCACGTTTGCCCACCGTTCCGGGCGAACCCACCGGCATCGTCGGCAGCAAGGTCAGGATGCCGTTTTTCTCCTCCACGACCACCGAGCGAAAGCGCACCGGCTTGGACGGGAACAGGCCCATGCTGTCCATCAAACCGTAGTTGTTGGGCAGGATGTTGATGGCGGCGGTCAGCGCCGACATCGAAAACGCGGGATTTTCAAAGGGATTGTTCATTTTCAGACTCCTTTACGAACGAGAACGCCGAGGCTCTTGAGTTGCAGGACGGCGGACTGCTTCTCGGCCAGCGTGATGGCAACGGGCCAGACCAGCGCGTGATCGGCAACGATGGCGTGACGCGCCACCATCAGTCCGTCCTCACGGTCGATGAGTGCCGCGTCACACGGCTGCATCAACACCCCGGCGGCGTACTGGGTGCCGTCAGTCGCGGAAGGGTCGATCTGCTTGACCTTGCCGGTGGCAGTCACGATGGAGACGACTGCACCCAAGCGCAGCGTCTGGCCAGAGGCGACCGTGATTTGGTCGCGGGAATAGAGGTTCGGCGCTTCGTACTTCAAGAGGTCGCCGAGATTGAGTCCTTCGGTGATGGCGGTCATATCAGTTCTCCTTGCCAGCACGGGCACGAGCGGCCACCACCAGCGGGTTTTCGTTGAGGGATTGGGGCGTGGGATGGGTCGCATCCGGCACGATCCGGCTGGTGATTTCCGGGCTGTCGGCGCGGGCGTTAAGCAGTTGGCTGCGCACCTTGGTTGGCATCGTGCGCGTCGCGAGGTAGGCGGCGGTGCGTTCAGGACAACCGGCGAGCGCACACAGTTCGGCGACCTCCTGGGCGTCATCGATGGTCATCAAAGGGGTGGGCGGCGCAGGATTAGCGCGATCAGGATCAGCGCCAGCCCCATCACCAACAGGGGTTCCGGGTTCATTCATGAAAGTCTCCAGTCTGAGTTGCGAAGAAATGCCCTGTGCGGCCGCAGACATCGGCAACACAAGACTTTGAGAAAGTGATTCGGTAAATTCGGCCAGCACGTCGTCGAAGGTGCCGACCGCGTCGGCTAAGCCCGCAGCGACGGCATCAGCCCCGTAATAAATGCTGGCTTCGGTAGCGCGCACGGCATCGGCCGAGACGCCACGATTGCGGGAAACGGTCTCGACAAACAGGCCGTAGACGCGCTCGACCTCGTTTTTGAGGAAGGCGTGCGCCTCGTCGGAAATGGGTTCGTGCGGGTTGAGGTCGTTCTTGCGGGCCCCGGCGAATACCGTGGTGTAGCGAACGCCATCCTTGGCATCCTTCACCGATTGGTCGGCGTGCATGGCAATGACACCGATTGAGCCCACGCCACCGGTGCGCGTGACGATGAACCGACTGGCCGCCGAGCCGATGGCATAGGCCGCTGAGAAGGCCATATCGTTGGCCAGCGCCCAGACCGGTTTGCGTTTCGCCGCTGCCGCTACCCGGTCAGCCAAATCGAACACGCCGCCGGATTCGCCTCCGGCACTGTCAATATCGAGCAGGATGGCGGCGACGTTCGGGTCGGCGACAGCTGTATCCAGCATCGTCGCCAGCTCCTGGTAACTGGCCATTCCTGACTCGGCCTCAAGCCCGACCGTGCGGCGCACCAGCGTTCCGTAAATCGGCAGAACGGCGATGCCCGACGCACCAGTCGGTGCCGTGCGGGACGTAATCGGATTGGCTGGCACAGCAGAGTGAGCCAGTCCAATACGCGGCCCGAGAACGGCAAGAATCACCTCAAGTTTCGGGCGATGGATCATCAGCGGCGCACCGAAGAGGCGTGCCGCCATGTGTGGCAACAAGTTCATAGGAATCTCTCAGGGAGGAGGCGTTGTGGTATCGCCAAGTGCGGCGTTGGGCTCGGCACTGCCGCCGTCCTTGGATGTGCGGCGCGGGTCAGAGTCAAAAATCAAACCCAGTTCATCGGCCCGCGCGTTGTCGGCGGCGATCTCCCGGTCGACGTCCTCGGCATCCATGCCGAAGGCCGAAATGGCTTCCGAACGGGACATTAGGCCCGCGCGAATCGCCAGCAGCATCGCTTTGAATTCCTTCTCGGGATCGACCCACTGCCAGCCCTGCGCAATCCATTTGCAGGCGGCGTACTCGCGACGGCGTTGGGTGAATCCCGGCGCAGCGATCGCTCCTGACAGCACGGCCTGATCGAGCCACGCATTCCAGACTGGACGACACATCTGATGAACCAACACGCCGTGCTGGATGGCTTCCATACGGCGGCGAAATTCCAGCAGACCGGCGCGGATTGACGAGTAATTCACCCCGGACAAGTCGCCGGTCAGTTGTTCGTAAGTGACGCCGATGGCGGACGCCACCGCACGGAATTGCGTGCGCAGAAACTCACCGTAGGAACCGCCGACATCGGCCGGATCGGAGAATTTCACATCCTCCCCGGGTTCCAGAATCTGCAGCGTGCCGGGCTCAAGTCCCGCGAGAGAAATACCGTTCGGGTCGGATAGGCCTTCGCCCATGAGGTTGTCCTCGGGCGACTGACGGGTAATGAAACCGGCGAACATTGCGGCGGTTTTCTTGCGCACCAGCTCGGCGTCGTCGTACTGATCAAGCTCGTTCAACTTCACTAGGGCGCGGGAGAGCCACGGCTCGCCGCGAATCTGGCCGGGCCGCAGCACACGGTAAAGATGCATGATCTCTGCCGCTGGCACCCGCACGGTGTCCTGGCCGCCTTG